ATGGTTTTCATGTAATCCTTTAATCTCCGTGGTGATTTTATTCACCATTCTTTGTCTAGTATCTCTACTAGGTGTTACCTTAGTATCAGCAAACCCCACATTGGGGTCAGCCCATAACAATAGGTCTTTATACCAACTAACAAGATATGCTCTTGCTTCATCAGTTGGGTTCTCTACCATGATTGCGCTATGCATACATGGTGGCATAGGTAAATTACCTACATTAATTACTTCAGCCTCTATTTCTGATTCCTCTATAGGAGGAACTTCGGGCCAATTAACCAACTTAGTCCCTCGCATAGGCAAGGCGATTGTGTTAGGGGTTTTAGACATAGTGAGGAAATCGCTCACTCCTAACCCCTTCATCTTAGCCCAATCTAAAGGCACACAATAATAGCAGCCATCTCCATAAGAGGCTTTCATATTCATAGTGTTTCTAACTCTTCTTAATCTTCTACTAGATATAGCGGAACTATCTAAAGTTCCGTTAACTGTAACTTCCTTTACTTCATTAAAGAAAGCATTTAGTCTGCGTATATCTTTAATGGGTTCTCCATAAACATATACATGAAACCCTCTTCCAGAAAAAGACATATCATATTTGTAATCTTTTTCTTCCAAGTAATCCATCACACATCTTAAATCTTCTAAACAACTTTGTATTGCTTCTTGGTTAATTAGTTGCGCTCCAGTATGTTTGTTGACTTCCCCATGATGGGCATCGAAATCTAAAAACACTCTATCTAGAATTACAGTTGATACTACTGCTTGTTTAATAGTATATTGCCCGTAATCATATACTGATGTAAAGACATTCATTTTACCATTATACATTTTAACGAACTCGTTAAACTGTTCTTGATTATGAACTAACTTTCTTTTACTAGCAAAAGTTGATGTTTGTTTATTAGCACTTGGCCATACTTCTCTAGGAAATTTCATTTTAATAACACCATTCCCACTACAATAATAGTGGCAATATTAACTACATTAACCATCATAATTATTCTATTACTGAACTTAAGAGTAGCATGTATCTCCTCCATTGTTTCAGTTAATTTCTTTTGACCTTCTAACATTTCTTCAAAAACCATCATACCCTCTCCACTTTTACATTACCGGCTCTAGTTTGCACTTTACCATCCTTTTCTACTAAAGAAGGTTGAACATCTTTACCTGAAATTAAATCTTCCATAGTTGGCTCTTTAGCAGAATACTTACTAGTTAAAGAAGTTGGTTTCTCCACTGGAAGTGTAGGGGTAATAGTTTCTTCATCACCATCAAAGTTAACGGTTGCTGATTCAAACTTTTCTTGAAAGGCATTCATCACTTCATCTTCTAATGAATCTATTACTGTCTGTTTAAACAAAGAACCGAAGGTTAAATCTTTACCTACTTTAACTTCCCATATTAGTTCAAGTTGGTCTTTCAAGTCCAACTCATGATATAGTTCACCTGAGACTGAAGATGCCACTTCTTTCAGTTTCAACAATTCGTGAAACTTCCAATTTTTACTGTTTATCTTTCTCATTATCTTTTCCTTCATGTTTCAATCCCTCCTTAGTGTATCTTTTTATTTCTTCTTTAGTTCCAAATAAGAACCTCCATATTAAGACTGGAAATAAAGCCACTCCTAATACTACTATTATACCAACGTTCCACACTAATAAGAATAACACAGTTAATCCATCTATTAGTAGCAGTCCTACTTTTTTACTTCTATCTTTCAAATCACCACTCCCATAGTTCTGCTTGTTGGGCCGAGTCACAGATTCCTATATAAGAACAGAACTGACACTTTTTAGCGAAATAAGATGCGGGGAATATACCCTGCTCATAAGCATAAATTAGTTTACCAATGCGCTTAGGTATGCTATTTATTTGATGACTTCTAACTGGTTCAACTTCAAAATAATTTGAGTCTGGATAATACCAAGCCCAATGAGTTATTGGGTCTAAATTACAGTCTGGGTCAGCATCCATTAGCACCTTATAGAAAGCCATTTCTTTTCTCATGTGTGCTTGTTTTCTAGCCTTCCATTGCCCAGTCTTTAATTCAACTGGTATGACTCCATCCCCTTCTTGAAACACTCTATCAATGATACCTTGAAGATGGATAGTATAGTCACGCTTTAACATGAACTTTTTACCTCTTCCTCCCATACCTACATCTTTAGGTATAGTTAATTTAGCGTTACATCTAATTTCATTACCTACTGGTAGATAATTATCTATTGATTTTGATAACTTAGAACTTAGATACCTCTCTGTTTCAAAGGCAGCCATAGTCTGATATACTTCTCCGTAGTCATCAATAGGAAATAAACCCATACAATATTCATATAGATTGTTTTGGTCTAATCCTTCTGCTTTTTTCATATCAAAATCATTATAGAAATCCTCATATGAATTGTGAACCGCTGAACCTCTAGCCATAGCAGCATTAGGTTCAGACTTTCTACCCTCAATATAATTAAATTCATATTGCTTATGACAAAACTCGAAAGTGTTTAACGATGATTTCGTTACTTTAAGTTGTGGCATGGTTGGGTTATCTTCCCATTCTGGGTTCCATTGGTATGTATATTCTGTCATTTATCTTTCCTCCTTAATTTAGTGCTACTTATTTTTGAATAGTCCCATTTCTTATTACAATATGGACATTGTTTTGCGTTAGAATAGTAGATTACGAATTCCATAACTGTGTGGCAATTAGAACATTTAATTGTTATACCCATCAAAACCACTCTCCTAAATCTCTCTGTCTATCGTCTTTCTTTACCGCATCTAAGTCCCAATTCATAGCCTCAAATACGGGTTTTATTTTCTTTATTACTTCTGATTCGGCTAAAAAGTTCCAGTCGGGATTAAAGGGTTCAAACTCTTCTAAGTTTTTTACCGCAATATACTCCGCTTTTCTAGTGTCACCGTTCCAGTTAGTAAAGGTATTAATCTGATTACTTTTGAACTTGGCTTTCAGATGGTAAAAGGAATCATCAATCTTATCTTTGGGGTTAACGTGTTCATTATAATATAACATACCTGCAAACCCTCCTCCAAATACTGGTCTTTTACCTTCTACTGTTGTGCAATCTTTTAATTTGGCATTACAGTTATCTTTTTCACATAAGGAGTCAGGAACAATTCCTAATAATCTCCTAACATAATCAACCGAGTAAGTTTTTCTACATTTACATTTTAATGTAAGGCGATTCTCTTTTACTCGACTTCTTTTAACTAAGTCTAATTTCTCAACTAGACCTTTACGAATATCATTATACATCTTTTTAGTATAACTAATGATGTCTTCTTTTGGTTTCTGAGTAATCCACATCTCTATGGTAGTCTTTTGAACCTCTTTACCTATCTTAGATTCAGCGATTCTTTTTAATGCGAAACCAGTGCTTACAAATTCAGGTTCATTTAGATATACTCCATCTTTCCAATTGATGAATCCAGCATTTCTGTTTCTAGTCGCCCCTACTCCTAATACAGAATAGTATTTCTCGAATTCTAAATCCATAGGATGGTCATCTAAACCCATTAGATTGGGAAATATCTCATCTTGAATGTGTTTGTTTAGAATCTCTCTTATCTCTTGAGCCTTCTCAATAGAAGGTATAGGGACATAGAGTGAATCAGTGTGGGCGTAAACTACTTGCATTGTCTTTTCAACTCCATTAATTCTACTTTAGTAATCGTGGTATAACAAAATATACATCTCAAATAATGCTTAGATATACCCTTCTCTTCTTTACATTCTTTACAAGGTAAGTCACTCATGCTTCCATCTCCTCTATGTTATACACATCCATCCATTCTTCATAGACAAATGGCTTACCTGTTGAATCCTCATAAGAATGAGTAAATCTTGCACCTTGTCTCGGTTTTTCTAATCTTGAGGGTAATACGATTTTAGAAAGAGATACTATTGCTAAGGTTCCATTATGTTGTTTAGCGACATTTTGTAATCCCACTAACCCTTTACTATAACATTGTCTCATTAAATCCATCCAAAACCAGTAAGCGTTACCTATCAATTTTTCACTACTAACATGACATACCTCACATAGAAGATGTAAGTTAATTTCCACATCGGCTTCGGCCTTATCTTCAAAGAGCATTCTTGGTTTTATGTGAGCAGCACATAATGTTTCACACTCTAACCCACAAGCGAAACAGGTCTTACCATCATCCCAATTTTCATTGAAGTATTTGCTACCTTCATGTTCTCGCCAGAAAGGTCTTATTCTTCTGCGTATTGATTGTTTAAGACTACCCATTATTCCAACTCCCTCACTTTAAATGCGGCTGCTCTAATTGCTTCTCTAGCACTAGCAGTAATACTAGCGGCTAAGTCTACATCATACCAACCAAATCCTGATAGAGCGCAAACTCCATAGAATGAAGCCAGTAATCTTTTAGTGGCCATCTGCATTGAATTCCATTTAACATACTCTTTTTTATTTTCAGACTTTAATGCTTCTAACATCTTAATCTTGTATTCTTTCCTCAATGGTTTAAGAGTAGCAATAGCGTTTGGTAATAGACCCAACTCATCAGTTTTGTAATACTTCCAATCTTCTACTTTTACTTCTGAGAAATCTCTAGGTGTTTTTATGTTCACTTTGAATTCAGTTTCAGTTTCACTTTTAGTTTCCCAAGAAATATTTCTAGCAAGAATACAACTTGGATACAAAGATGCGAAATCGAAAGCGGCAACATTGTTATGTAAACCATTAGTATTTTCTTCTAATGGGTCATAAATCAAAGCCCCATCATATTCTTTCTTCTCAGTATATTTACCAGTGGGTGCTTTCCACCAAGCGTTACGCATGAAGTATGTGCTACCCATATGTGAAACATAAAAGCAATCCTCAAAAGGTGCCTTAATTAATTTCTGAATTGCTAATACCCCTTCACTAAGACCCATCTCTTCATCTATCTTGAAAAGTAATTCAGTATCCTGCATACAGTATTCAAGATAATTAGTTGTGTCTTCTTCCCATGCTTTCATAAAGAATTCATTTCTATCTGTGAACTTAGATTCTTTCTTCTTGCCTTCACCAACAGATACACTAGCACAATACTCTAGAGATGCACTCGGTAGTGTCCCTCTTTGAGAATCATTCCATTGTCGTTCAAAGGCTAAGTCTAAATTTAAACATAGTCTACCTCTAATGGGTTGTTCTATTGAACTATACTGAGTATTACCCAGAGCATTGAATCCTACACCCTTTACTTCTTTGTAAGGTGATAGTTTTCTTGGGTCTAATTTATTAGCAGATAATCTCTCTATCAATTTAGGAACATCTGATTGAAGACCCCACCATGCAATTAACATATCAGGGTCTTGCTTTTGAATATCAATTAAGAATGCTTCTAGCATTTCTTTCTCAGAACTAAATCTTCTCAATATGCGATTAGATTCATCATGCCAATCACTCCACCAATATAGATTAATTTTATTGGTATAACTATCGTAAACGGATATAGCAGTAATGGCTCCACCATGTTTCTTATGTTCTTTGGGTAGCCATTCCATATCCCAATACCATTTACGCATATCATATTCAGGAACATTCTCTAATTCATCTACGCAATATCTACGAAGTATAGGAACATCTCCTTCCCAAGTTGCGGCAAACTTTTTTCTAGCATTCTTCATATCTTTAGGATGAGTATAGAATACTTTAGTCAAAGATTGTTTGTCTAAATTATAATATTGTCCCTTCTCATATTTGAAGAACCCAGTTTGTTTAACCGCTTTACCCCCAATCATGTAGTGTTTAGTCTTGTAAGTCTCAGGTCTAATATCTGTAGAACGAATAAAGAAATAAGGATTGAAGTTAGAGATGGTCTTCTCTTTTCTTTCCCGATTCTCATCTCTCCATCTAATCTTGATAGATTTATCTCCATCTGTCCAACAAATTATCATATCAAATCCCTATCCTCGGCGCACGAACTATCGCACTATTTTCTGTAACCATAATTATGGGTTGGTCATCCCCAATAAAAATATTAATTGTTCCTTTCTTACCAAAGAATTTGTGTAATGGGCCACTGAATAATACAGTAGCCGATTCACCTACAACTTTATTGAAAGGTAATTCCTCTCTATAAGAGGATATAATCTCCTCTGATGAAATGATAAACTGTGGTCTAGTTATATCATCTGAACTCATAAAGTTTAATTTATAGATTCCATTGTTTACAATCTCACATGCATCTATCGCATTATACAGTTCCTCTGCTGATACTTGAATACCAGCATTAAAATCTATAACCCCAACCGTTGGTATAGTCTCTAATTCTGACTCCCAAGTTATAGGGTATTGATTTAAGAATCTTCTAATTCTACCATCGAAAGGATGTTCAACTACAATAGGCATTGTAGCCCTCTTACCTGCTGATTTCATAACAGCAGTATCATTAACTTCAAAGGTTATTTCATCAGACATCTTAACCATATACTTTTTAAGATTCTCTATATCTAAAACAAAAGAACTATCTTCATCCTCTGTTTCTACATCAACATGAATAACCGCTGTGGTTGATTCATCTGAATTGACTAAGAATAACTGTTGTTCTCTTAATTCAAAATGAATATACTTACCAAGAGACTTTGAAGATAAACCTGAAGTGGTTGCCCACTTACCTTTAATCTCGACTTGTTTCAGTGCATCTACCATCTCTTTTTTATTTACTTTAATTTCCATTTTAATCACCTTGCTCTCGCTAATAGGGAATGACGGGATACCCCTACCCTCGCTATTCTGAAGGAAAACCTAGAATTGGCCCAAGCGATTTGTCATTTTTATTTAGCAAACCCTACTCTAGCGAGTTTAAATTTCCCTCTTTTGCATTTCAGGGATACCAAGCCACTTCGCTTCTTTTGAATTGGACTCAAAAATAGTCCAAGTCTTTCCTACAATGTGTGGATTGGTTTTACTTGCTTTCAGTCTAGCAACATACTTAGTATTGTTACCTACTGATTCATCTCTAATGCTAATCATTTGCATCATCTTATCAGGAACATCCTTATTCCAACTAGCAACAAAGCCGGTTGGGGTTGGGTTCATGTGGTCGCCAAAAGTTGGCTTGAGATGGGTAATGAATACTTTATCACATTGTAGTTTTAATACACTGATAAATAATTCATTGTGGTCTATATTCCTAGCACCATAGGCGGTTGGGGGAATAGGTTCTCGCATCTTCTTTCTATCTCCCTTCACTCTTTCAAAGCGAAGTTTGTTAGTGACACAATCATTCCATTTATCCATACCGTCGGTAACAATAGCCCTAACATTAGTTTTATCATCAGCAATCATTTCTTCAGTTTCCCTAACGAAATTAATTGCATTTTGCATAGTTAATGCATAGTTCTCTGTTCCATCTGTGTTGTAATGATTAGGACAATACACAAAGATATTTGGGTCTGAATCCCAACATGATTTCCATGTTACTTCAGCACCATCATCGAAATCTAAGAAGCGAATAATATGTCCATC